TTACTGACCTAACGCCCTGACGTAAGCCTGACAGGCCTGCAACGCTATCAGTCCGCGGTCGCCTTCATTGGTGATGGCGATAATTCGTTGAGCATGCGCCGGGTCAAGTCGGGCGCGTGGGGCGCCATGATCCACGCCGCCGGAGCCGGTGGCGGCAGGCACCGCGCAACCGGCGGTATCATCGGCATCGAGGAGGACTGACAGCCGCACATCGGCAGTAGCAAGGCGATCGCGCAAGCGATCCTGGTCACGTTGGGCATCGCTCAGGGCTCGGTAATGGGTTTGTTCGCTGGTGGAGAGTCGTTGCTCCAGGGCGAGGCGTTTTTCCTCCTCGGCCTTTTGTTGCGCTGCCGCCGCCTGGGTTATCTGATTGAGCGCCTCGGCCCGGGACTGCGCCATTTGCGCCAACTGTCGGCCATAGCGCCAATCCTGGAACCGCCACGCCAACATCGCAGGAGCCGCGACTAACAGAGCCAACAACACAACGACGCCAAGGTTACGGGCAGAAAACGGCATCAAGTTGAAGACTGGCATAAGACTGCCCTCGCCCGCGCCCAGAGTTGCAAACGATCCTCCAGACCGTTCAAGCCACCGTTGATACGCCGGGTAATGCTGTTGAATTGGTCACGATCAGCCAGTTCATTCAAGCCGTTCTGTTCCCAGAACCAGGCAGCCGACTCGGACGCCCATTGGGGCTGCTCAAGCAGTTCCGGCAACGCCAGCAAGCGTTCATCGCCGAACAGGCCGAGGCTGCATCGCTGGTAGTTGTCATGCCCGGTAATCTGGATCAGCCCCCGGCCACGGTACTTCTGTCCGTCACCGTCGGCCTGAGGTGTATTACCCAGGCGAACAGCCAACACGCCGGTGTCGTATTTGCTCAGGTATTGCTCATTGCCCAGTTCCCGTACGTAACGGAGTTGTCCCGACTCATGGCCGACTTGTGCCAGGAATGCAGCGATGCGTTTAGGCGTGTCGATCCAATGACGGGACATTGCGCTGTTAAGCGCGGAAACGAAAACGCCCGCTTGGGAGCGGGCGTTGGGCATGATGTCGATAAGTTGCTCTTGTGTAACGTCCATAGTCCGACCGTCGATTACTGAAGTTGCGTCGCTAGCCAAGACGGGGCGACAGGACGATGTTCAGCAGCAGGAAACAGTTCATCCTGCGGCCAGTCCCTCAGGGCACGTCGATAGGCCTGGAGTTGGGTGTATTGATTCTGGTCCAGTGTCGTGCCACCGCCATCGTCCATCTCATCGCGGTCCCGGGCTACGAGGCGGTCGGTCAAGGCGAGTTGGCCGTTGCGCCAGTCATATTCGTTCGCAGCGGCTTGATCTGCCGCCAGCGGAGGCGGATCCACCAGAATGGGGTAGCCGTTGTCAGGATTGACTGAGATTCTCTTGGGCGAAACCGCCAATTGCTGAAGCAGCGAGAGCCAATAAGCCTTGGGGATCTCTATGACATCCAAAGGGATGTCCACATCATTGATACCCGGAATATAAGCACCGCAGGTACTTGGACTGAACAACACGGTGAATTCGTTCATTCAATAACCCTTTGCGAAATAAGTAACACCCCAGCCAGCGGCTACCTGGCCCAAGTAGTTTCTGACCTTAAGGCGTACCCCTTGGCGCGTCGCCGTTCCTCCCACCATGATCACAATGGCCGCATCGCCGCCTGCATGAGTCGCCACGACCGAGACGAAGGCGTTGGGGAATGAAATGGGAAACGTAACAAAAACCTCACCATTGGCATCAGTCGTACCGTAGCCCCATTGATCAATGTTTCCGCTGGCATATTTTTGATAACCCGGATTACCGAGCTGCCCCGAAAACAGCGAGGTGTACTTCAGAAGAACTGTGCCGCCTATCAATCGCCATTGATTGTCCAGTTTGACGAATTGCGCCGTTTCACCACGGGCCAGATCGATCGGTCCCAACGCCGCACTTGAAGCGCCTATCGTATCGGCCGCTAATGCCGTCGAAACGGTGACTACGCCTGCCCCCACATTGATGAGGGTGAGCGTCGCCCCATGCAGGATTCCCGTTGTGCCAGGCAACGTAGCGCTGATAGGCGTCGCGCTGGCAAAACTGACTGCGCCACCGACATGAGCCAACGTCAATTCGGTGTTGGTCGCATACGCTGCAAAGCCGGAATACTGCAACCCGCTGCGCCTTACAAACTCTGTGGTCGCGACAGACCTATCACTGTCGAATTGCGCGGCGGTAGTGAACAGCCCGCTCCCCTGCAATGCGGTCAGAAGTTGATTGCTCTGTTGTTCTGAAGGGGTCAGTCCCGCGGCTTGAATAACATTGATGATCTCTTGGGTGACGCCGTTTCCCCAACTGGCAGGAATCAACGATCCCGGTGTCCCAGTCAAGGGATTCTCATCTACAAACCGGCCGTTCATCAGACCCGCGCTGGGCACACTTTTTGGATAATCCACCTTTTCTCCCCTTGATACTCAACCGACCGAAAACAGGCAGCCGGAAACCTCAACTGATGAAGTTTCAAAAGTGCTTGAAAAGATCGAAAGATATTAGCGATTGACCAGTGATGCCTTAAACAGCAGACGCCGGCGCAACCGGCCATTTGATATCGGTTGGGAAACCAGCCTGATGTTGGATGCGGTTCAATTCGACGCTATAGAGTTTCCATTCCATTAATGTCAATTGTTCTTGGTCGGTGGCGTCACCGATGTCCTCGGCATACTGGAAAGGCGCGATCTTCTGAACCGCGTCCCGCAGCAGTTTGTCGCGCTTTGCCAGGGCTTCGCGCTTGACATCAGCGAGTTGCAGCGTCTCGTCAAATATCCACGCATTGTCACGCCAAACGTAGTAGTTACCCGGCCAGGGCTCGGCCGTTAACGAGTCCGGCAATTCGCCAAACTCGGTCCATTCCACGTGTGCGCCGTTGTCTTTGCGATAGACCGTACCGCGCCAGTCCACCATCTCACGTGGAACACCGTTAACCATCACCCAAGAATGATGATCCTGGGCGGGTGGAAGCTCGAAGGAAAGCTGAATACCGTTACTGGGTATTTGGATACCCATGCCAGGGGTTACGAAAAGCTCTACCGGACCGGAGAGGACACCGGCCTCGTTAAATAGATAAATGAACATAGTCACCTCAGATCAACTTTATTCGGGCGGGATAGGCGATGTTCCGAGGGCGTGTTTCGGCTGCAAATATTCCTATGTTCCCTACCGCCAAATTTGGCTCCAGATCGAACGCCGGGTTGGGATACGTAGTGGCGATTACCCCGCTAGCGGCGAAGTAATTGACAGTACTTCCTACATCCCATGCACTATCAGGAATAGCGGGAGCAGGACGAGCCGAACTACCTGTTCCAGTAGGTAAATAATGGTTATGCCGCTGAAGAGCATCTATTTGACTAGTTCCTGGAGCACGACTGACATCCGTTCCTTTCCCCTCATCCAGAATTCGCAAAAACTCTCCCCGGATATCAGGAATTCTGAAAGTCGTAGCGCCATCGCCTGTTGTCCAGGCGCCTTCGTTTCCCACTCTGGAACCTTCGCCCACCAAAACACCAGACAACTGCGCGTAATCCCACAACCAGGGCCAATCACTACGCACCAACAAATTTCCATTGAGCACCGCATACCCGCCAGGAATGACCTGGCGCGTACTTTCAAAGGAGATGCGCCCCAGGGCAGTAGCATCAAAGCGACTCACCGGCCACCAGACTCCCGCCTCATCGCTGCGCAAATGCCACCAGTCCCCACTTCCCATCAACACAAGAAATGGATAACCGCTGGCAGCCAGATGCGTGTGAAACCGAATCCTGTCGCTACCGGCGGCTCGCACCATCAGCCGATTCCCGCTGTTGTCCACACGTCGCACGATCACATCGCGGATGCCAAGCGCCGCGTTCGCCGCGGGAAGCGTGACCGTGCTTGCACCGGCTCCGGCATCGATCAACACGAGTCCAAGTTCCTCGGCCGTCAGCGCTTTCGAGGCCGATAACCGCGTCACCACCGAACGCATCGGGCTGCTACGCCCGACAATGGTTTGCAGCGCTTTGATCAGTTGCCCCGTGTCCGCTTCGGACGGGGTCATGCCGGCGGCGGAGATCACACTCAGGATCTCCTGGGTAACGCCATTGCCCCACACCGCCGGAATCAGCGACCCAGGCGTGCCGGCCAGCGGATCTTCGTCCACGAACCGACCGTTCACCAGCCCAACGCTGGGAACACTTTTTGGATAATCCATGTTTTATTTCTCTGTGAGCGGATGAAAAAATCACGCACGCAAACGCAGCGCTTCAATAGCCATGAGGACTTCGTCAGCCATCGCTTTGGCCAGGTCCGATTGGCCCTTCGCGACATGTGCGCGAATCTGCGCCTTGGCCTTGAGTCGCAGTTCACGAAGCGCCAGCAGGTTCGAGTCGAACTCGGCAGCCTTGGCGAGTATCTGGTCTGCCGCCTGCCTGGCGGTGCGTCCCTTGATGACCCATGCAGAAACGGCCAAGGGAACTGCCTTCTTCGGGTAGCCCTCATCCCGGAATACCTGGGCGTCGAGGGCTGCTTGTCGATATTCCATCGCGCGCAGCGGATCACCGGCCAGGGCGCGACGAACGCTGTCCGCCGTCGCATCGATCTTGTCGCACAGCCGCTCGCCTTCAACGCGCCGCAACTCAGCGGCTTTTTCCTCGCTGAGTACCCATTGGCCGTCCTCCCAGGTATGAGCGGGGGATGGCGAGACTGGGCGAAGCTCATCGTCATAATGATGCAGTTCTTGAATGACTCTCATCGAACCAACTCCCAGGACAGGTGAACGTTGACCGCGTTAACGAAATTAACGGCGATACCCACGCTGTAATCAGTCAGCGCCTGATGCCCCTTGATGCCCATGCTCAATAGCAATTCGTCGCTGTCGGCAATGTTTGCACCCAACGTGTGCTCGGCCTGAAAACACTGCCACAGCGAACGCAACTGGGAATGATCAAAACTGGCGGTAACCGTGGAGACCGTCACATCGTTGACGACGTTGTTGGAAAACAACACACACATGTAGGGGGTTCCCCACCCACCCGCCTGGTTGCCAATACTTTGCGCGGCAGGGGACAAATAGCTGTAATTACCGCCAACCCAACCCGCCTGGGCAAACGACAGCGAAGTCACCGCGGTCGAAGAAGGCGTGGGGTTGCCCGCAATGAGCTTTGCCGCGCGCGCATGGGGATCAAGCGGCAGATACACCACGCCAGTGCCGTTTACGGTTTGAGTCCAACTCAGTTGGGTGCGGTTGTAGATCGTGCGGATTGTTGGCAAGGAGCCCGGCACCCCGGTCATCACCCAAGCCAGGCAAATGTCCAGCGGTGTGGACGGAAATCCACCACCGGACGCGCTATTGGGCGTGCCCTTGAGCGATTCCGGAGTCGCGTCGTACAGCGTTCCGCGCTGCAGATAAAGCGTCAGCGCGTTATCCATCACCTGTGCTCTGAGGAAGTAGCTGGAGCTGGGCAGAAGATCAGCGCTGCTCCACGCCGACGTGATGTAGGTACGAGAACGGCCCAACTGCGCGCTAACAACTTCCTGGCCGATACTGATGTAAACCCCCGCCGGAATCGAAACCCGTCCTCCGCTGGTAGAGATTGCTATCGGGGTAACGGCGATACGCGAGTCAGCCGTGGCGATCGCGGGCAGAGGCAGGGAGGCCAGGGGCAAGGCCAAATCCTGATTCCACCCCTTGGCCGCCACGGACTGGATGGCCTGAAGCAACTGATCATTTTTCGTCTCGTCCGGCGTCAGCTCCCCGGCCTTGATGACATTCACGATTTCCTGCGTGACACCATTGCCCCACGCCGCCGGAATCAACGACCCCGGCGTTCCCATCAGCGGGTTCTCATCCACGAACCTGCCATTCACCAGCCCGGCGCTGGGGACACTCTTCGGATAGTCCATTCGTTTATTTCCTAGTCATAGTTAATGTGAACCTTCGTATGCGCCGGCGCACTACGATGAATCAGGCACTCCAGCGCCGACCCTGGATTCACGCCAAACCGCTCGCCCCAATAACTCGCGCCAAAACGTCGCCCGAGCAGCAACCGTCCACCGGTGTTGAGGGTCCACATGAATTGCGCCTGCCAGGTGCCGAAGTGCGCCTCGCCGAAACGGGCGCGGCCCATGCGGGGGGCTTTGTGTTCGGTGATGGTGGCGTTGGGGTAGCCCTGGGTTCTGGCGATTTCGACGTAGTACGCAATGGCCTGGCTGCCGACCGCCAGTAACCGTCGGCGCACCGCCAGGCGGCGATCGTCATACAGCGGTGTGGCGCCCAGGCACGGATCCGGCAGGTTCATTACCCGCTCCCAATCCGGCACCAGTTCGCTCACGCCCGCCGGGTCCATTTCGTGGAGCAGGTCGGCGGCGCGGGCGTCGAGGCGGGCCAGTTCCTGGGCGATACCTCCCAGCACGTTTTCCAGTTCCGGCACTCGCTCCGGGTCCCAGGCAGGGCCGCTGGGCAGCAGGCTGCGCAGTTGGGCCTGGTACTGTCCGGCGGTTCTTATTCCAGCCATACGCAGCCTCCGAAGGTCAGCAACTGATTGCTGGCGGCGGTCACGTCGGCGCTGGGCGCGGTGAGTTTGTGGTCGGTCTCGCCGGTGGCGCTGCTGATGGCTTCGGCGATGTGAGTCAGCAACAGTGTTTCACCGAGGCCGGCTTCGCGATTGTGCAAGTCACGCAACTGCGCTTCGATGGCCGCACGCACCGTGCTGGTGTCCGGGGTGATACGCAGTTTGTAAGTCACCGGCACCTGGGTCGGCGCCAGGACATGCACCTCGGCGGTCACCGGGCGCAGCGGTTCGATATAGGCCCGGACTTCCTCCAGTTGATCGGCGGTGGGAATCGGTTGCGGATCGTCGTCGCGCATCACGAACAAGCCAACCGTGCCGGGCCCCAGGTAGCTGCCGCGGCACCAGGCGCGGGTGATGCCGGGGCATTCCAGGGCCCAGGTTTCATAGTCTTGCGCCGAGCCGCCGTGGGGAATGATGCGGTAGGAGCGGATCACCCGCGCCCGCAGGGACTCGAGGCTTTCCCGGGCGACGCCGCCGGTCAATCCTGGCGCCAACACGGTGAAACTGCTGCCGACGCCCAGGATCGGTTGCACCGGTGTCAGGACCAGGCCGGCCTCGGCATTGCCCAGGCTGCCGGCGTCCAGTGCGGCGACAGTGGCGGTGTTCAGGCCATTGCCGGTGGTGCGGGCCGTCGTCACTTTGTAGGTGCGGCCGTCGTTGGCTTGCAGCAGCGTGTCGACGTCCAGGACCGCTCCGGCAGTGGCCGTGAAGCTGACGCTGCCAGTGGCCACCTGGGCCGCTTTGCGCGCCTGGTTCAGGCGCAGGGCAGCGATGCGTTCCAGGGTGGACTCGTCGGCCTTGTCCGGCAGGATCTGCTCGGCGATCCAGTCCAGATAGCCATACAGGCCATAGGCGGCGCCGCCGAGGGTGCGGGCCAGCACCTGGGCATCGGACTGGCGCAGCGAATCGCTGGCCAGGTCGCTTTGGGCGCGCTTGATCAGCACCGGCAGCGAAGGGGTTTCAAACGGCATAGGTCACCTGCCAACTGTTATCGGGGTTGATGTCCAGGCGCTCGCCGTCGGCCAGGGTCAGGACCGTGCGCAGGTTCAGGCGCTGGCCGTCGAGGCGTTCGCTGATGATCTCGATGGCGCTGCAGTGGCCGTCGTCGATCAGCCATTGCAAGGCTTCCCGGGCATAGAATTCGGCGTCGAGCTGGGTCTGGCGGGTCAGCTTGACCCGTCGCAACAACCACAGCCGCGAGCCGATGCGGTCATCGGCGACGGTAGGAAAGGTGTCGCCCCACCAGCCAAAACGCTCTTCGTCATCGACGGCATCGTCGTCAGCGGCGCGGCGCCAGGTGAACAGGCTGATCAGCACCGAACGGGTCAGCGCGGCACGCAGGTTCTGGCTGATGAACATCATTGGCCTCCCGCCGGCGCACCGGTCTGACCGCTGCCGGCCTGTACGCCGACATGCACGTGCTTGATCTGGCTGATGCCACCTGCGACCTGGTCGCCCTGGGAAACGATCTTGCCGGTGTGATTGATCACGGGACTGTCGATGTTCACCGCGCTGCTGGCGCGGATATTCAAAGTCGCGGTATCGATGTCGATGACGTGGCCGCGCTTGAAGTGAATCCGATCGCCTTCGTCGGTGTAGATCGCCACTTCGCCGGGGGCCAGGGCCTTGAGGCGAAAACGGCGGTCGGCAACCACCAGGACCACGGCATGGGAACGGTCACCGCCCAGGAACGTGGCGATACCCTCGGCGCCGGCGAGAGGGTTGCTGGTGAAGCCGTAGGGTTCGAAGTGTTCCATGTCGTCGTTCACTTCGCCGGCGGTGAGGCGCATTTGCAGCGATTGAAGCTTGGAGGCCGAGTTGGCGAGCACGACAGTGCCGCGCGCCAGGAGGCGGGTCAGTAGGCTCATGAGAGGGTCCTTTGGAATCACAAAATATGTCAGCCCGCGCGGAACATTGTGGGAGCGGGCTTGCTCGCGAAAGCGGCAGCACATTCACTCTCGATGCAAGCTGAACCACCGATTTCGCGAGCAAGCCCGCTCCCACAACGGTGTCGATCTCAGGATTTGGGCGGCACCGGGTTCGCGTCGAAGGTATGGGGCGGGGCGACTTGCAACGTGGTGATCGAGCCTTGCGCTGACAGCGAATAGGTGACTTTGGAAATCAGCATGTCGCCATCGAACCCCAGCACCGGGTCGATCACCCGCACCAGGGTGTTGTGCCGCCACAAGTCGCCATTGGCCTGGCGCCAGCCCTGTACACGGTAGGTCGTGGTGAGGGCACGGCCGGTGCGGATGGCGCTTTCCCAGTCGGCCCGTTGCTGGGCCAGTTCGAAGGTCAATTGGGCGCTCTCGCTGATCACCGTCACCCGCTTGCGCTTGAAACTCAGGTCGGTAGCGGTGCCGGAGACTTCACTCACCGCCGCCCCGCTCTGTTGGTCGTTGCCCTTGTGCTGGCCAATGACGCGGTACTCGGAGAACACTTGGCTGTAATCCATCGGTGCGTTGCCCGACAGAATATTCTTGCCCAGTTCCAGCACATCACTGGCCCGCCCGGCGCTGCCGGGTTTGGCCAGCAGCACGCGCCCTTCGGCGTCGTCGGTGGAAAACACCCGGAACAACGTCAGCAGGCGATCAATGGACTGGAAGACCGTTTCTCCGGGCACGATGCTGTGCTGGCTCAACCGAGCGGTTTCCGGGATCTCGCTGACTACCCCGACGCCATATTGCGACGCCAGGGCCTGGACGATGCTCAGTACCGTCTGGCCGCGCCATTGGGTCGGGCGATTGATCGCCGCGCAGTCCACCAGGTCCTGGGTCTTGGAACCGCCTTCGATGCTCAGGCTGATCTGGCGTCCGTCATAGCTGATCGGTGCCTTGAACACGTAGCCACTGAGCACCAGGTCGGAACCGATGCGCACCTGGCATTCGTCACCGGGGCGGATCGGTACCGCCTGGGTCTGCCCCGGCCATTGCCAGGTAATGTCGAGTTTGAATGTGCGGAACTGACGCTCCAGGTCCGCACTGATTTCCACGCTTTTCCAGCCACCGTAATCCAGTCCGCCGACGGTGAGCGTGACAACATTGTCGAGCTCGCTCATGGCTTACTCCCCCGAGACTTTCAGGTCATTGGGTGGCAGGAAACCAGGGTGGGCGACGCCGTTGCGCTGGGTCACTTCGGTGACTCGGGTGGCATCGGCGAATTGCTGATACGCCACCACCAGCGCCGGCAGACTCTGCTTGAACGACAGGTTGATCAGCCTGACACCCGAAGAAGCCACTGCCGTCAAGTGCGCAGCCATTTGCTGACGCAGGTTATTCAAGGCCTGGTAATGTTCCGGATCGGCCTTGAGGGAGGCCTGCCAGATGGCATCGTTGAGGGCATCGCGCAGGGCCAGTACATCGTCGGCCACCGGCACGTCCCGACGCCGGATCGGCTGCACGGCCTGCTGCGCCACCGATGGGGTGGCGCCCAGCTTGACCACCGGCGCCGCCACAGGCATCGCCGCAATCCATTGCGCTGCCTGCACCAGCAGCGTGTCCTGCACCAGATCGGCCACGGCCTGAGCCGCCGCCGTGGTGTCCTTGCCGGTGGTGAGCTTGGGCGCGTCCGTCTTGCGAATGGCTTCCACCTGTTGTGACACGCTGGCAATCACGCCGCGATAGCCGTCACGGGCGAAGTCCTTCAACTCCCGGATATCCCCCAACAGTCCCTTGAACTCCGCCGCCACTTCCTTGGGCAGCTCCTTCACCGCCTTGACCAGATCGCTGAGTTGCCGATAGGTCTCGATCAACGGCTTGAGCTCCTGCTCGATGACGCCGTACACCTCTTTGAGGCTGTTGCGCAGGTCGGCGATGCCGATTCGCGCCGCCTTGATCAACGTCATGGCGTCTTCGAAGCGCCGCACCGCGGAACCCAGCAGACTGTCAGCCGACACCAGCAGCAGTTTCTGGCTGTTGATGGCAGCCGAGGGGAACTGCAGCGGTTGGTCGGGATAGAACTTCAAGGCAAAGGTCACCAGCCCGCCGTCCTGGCGGGTCTGGGTCATGTCGCACTCGCCGACCTTGACTTGCAGGCGCCCCAACCACGGATGCACCAGTTCGCCGCTGCCCTGCTCCAGCGCCTTGAGCAGCTTGTCGCGCTGCTCCAGGCAATCGGGGCCGACGATGAACGCGGTCAGTTCATGAATCCTGGCCTGCTGGCCCAGCCCTTCGAAGAACGGCTGGTCGCGCTGGGGATATTCATGCAACTGCCCCTTGTGGCCGACCGGGGTCTTCGCCTGGTCGACCCAGAACCCGACGCCACGAAACGACGCCGGCAACAAACGATCACGCCAGCTCATTGGAGCCTCCTGTGGAAAGTGAGCGATAGCCGATGCGCGAATTCACCGCCAGGCCCGGTTGATTGGTCTGTGGTGGATCGGCGCGCAAACCGGCCGGCGCGTTTTCGAAGCGTACGGTCAGGCCGCCTTCGAGTTGCGTTCGGTTGTTGGCAGCGCTTTGTTGCACCAGAGCGCTGGAGGTTTGCGGCAATGCACCCGGCGCCAGCGCCGTTTTCGCCACCGGGTTGCCGGATGGCGGCGCAAGACTGGACGACAGGCCCGAAGGCTGTTCACTGGCTCCGCCAAAGAATGCCGGCGCCAGTTCGCCCTTGCCTTCGGCATTGGTCTTTTGCTGCGCTTCGGTCAACCCCTGCACCTTGCCGGTGAAGGTGGTGATGATTTCCCCGAAGCCACCGTTGAAAAACGCCTTGATCGGCGCAATCACGCCCTGCAACTCGTCCCACCACTGGGTGAACCACTCGCCCACCGGCCCCCACTGCTTAACGAGCCCTTCGATGGGCGACCAGTCGAACAAACTGCTGAACACCGCCAGCATGAGCGACACCTGGTTGCGAATGCCTTCGCCGATGCCGGCAAAGACCTCGACGATGCTTCCCCAGTTCGTCATGACCAGGCCCAACGGCGTCCAGTTGAACAGTCCCTGGAGCGCGTCCATCACCGGCACCGTCAATGCCTTGAGTAAATCCCAGATGGCTGAGAACAACCCGGTCAGGGGCGTCCAGTTGCTGATGATCAACCCCAGGGGTGACCAGGCGAACAAGGTCTGCATGAACCCGATGACTGGCGTCGCCGCCGCCACGAGCACATTCCAGAGCGCACCGAAAAACGCGCTGATCGGTCCCCAGTTGCTGATCACCAGTCCCATGGGCGTAAAGGCGAACATCGTCCTGAAGAACTCGGCCATCGGCAGCACGATGGGCGCAAGCCTTTGCCACAGCCCGGCGAAAAACGCCGAGATCGGCTCCCAATAGGCGATGATCATCCCGGCTGCCAGGGCGATGCCCATGGCGATCAGGCCGATGGGATTCATCTTCAGGGCCAGGTTGACCACTTCGAGGGCCTGACTTGCGCCAGTGACCGCCGTCTGGATCGCACTGAACGCCACGGCCCCGGTGGCCAGGCCCTGCACCAGTTGCGGGTTGTCCTGCAGCACCTGGCTCACGCCGCTGACCATCGGCTGCAAACCGATCGCCACCGCGTTGATCGCCGGCCCCAGCGCCGAACCGAACTGTACCGACACGTTACTGATGGAAGTCTTCAATCCATCCAGGCTCTGTGCCGCCGCGCGGGGCGCTTCAGGTGCCTGGAGAGCACCCGTCGCCACGTTCACCTCGGTGACTTCGCTCTTGAGCGCCGTCGCCGACCGCAGCCCCTCCATGAACGGCTTGGCGAGGCCACCGTCCGGGAGCAGGCCTGAAATATCCAAGCTGCCCAGGCCCGTTGCATCGAGGTTCTGCTTGAACAGTTGGACTTTCGCCCGAAGGCCGGCGAGCTTGGGCGACAGCTCATCGATGCCGGTCAGCAGCACCGCCCTTTTCTCTACCTTTTGTGTGTCTGCCATCACTGCACCTGCTGCATCGCATTGATCCGTTGCGCGTGCTCCAGGGATTCGCGGAGCACATCCAGTGGCCTGGCCATCATCTGTTCGGGGTCAACCTTCCAGAACCAGGCCAGGTCATAGGCGGCTGCGATCAGGTCGCCGATGGCTGCGACGCCGCACTCATGAAAAAACTCGCGACGGCCCAGCTCAGCGCGTTGAGGTCAGCCAGGTCCAACTGGTTGACCGACGACGGCGGGATGCCGGCGCAGACCGCGATGTATTTGGCCGCGACGTCCATGTCCAGGCTCACTTCTTCGCTCTTGTCGATCTTGTACGGCAGCGCCTTGATCGCGCGGACCTCCTGCACCGTCGGGCGGCGCAGGGTCAGTTCGTGCAACGGCTCGCCGTGGGCCTCGATGGCCACGCGCAACGTCACGACATCCGTCATTGCCAAGTCCCCTTGATGCCCTCGAATTTCAGCTCGATGGTGGCATCGTCGCCCTTGGACACCGGCTCTTCCACCAGGTAGGCGCCGGCCAGTACATAGACTTTGCCGTTGTTGAATTCACAGGTGACGGTCATGTCGGTGCCGGCCACCAGCTGCTTGAGCGGGAAGTCCGCGGTGTGCAGGGCCGTCACCTTGAAGGACGGCGCGATGTCGGTTTCCTTGTAGAAGCCCGGCACGACGGTTTCGCGTTTGGTGAACATCAGAGGTGCTTCACAGCCGCCGTTGATGGTCAGTTGAGCGCCGTCCACTTTGACGTAGCAGGTGCCCGCAATCAGTTGACCCATGGTGTTTCTCCCTTCAAATAAAAAGCCCACATGAAGTGGGCTGAATTCAGCTGTCCGAACACTATGTTCAGGCGACGTCGTCGTATTGCAGGCGGAACTGGTTGAGCAGCGCGAACACTCGCAAGCCGTTGATGTAGTCCGGCGGGAACAGCACGTTGACCCGGCTCGGGTCCTGGCTGTCGCGCTCGACGATCAAATGCTCGGCGAACAGTTCGGCGTTTTCCACGTGGCCTTCCAGTTCGAGCTTGGCGTACTGGGCAATCAGCTCACCGCGAATGGTGCTCGGCGTGACGATGGGCTGGCCTGCGCCGAAACGGGTGCCGTCGGAAGCCAGTTTGTGGCGACCGTACTTGCTGGTGATCACGCTTTGCAGGCGGCGGACGATGAACGCCGACTGGTGCATGGTTTCGCTGTCCAGGTAGGAGTTGTCGGCCTGGCCGAAGGCATTCTTCTGATAGGTGGTGATGGAGCGCTGGATGCGAACGTAGCCACCTTCGTAGTACGCCGTGGCGATGCCGTAGTTGAGCAGCGACTGACGCTCGGTCAGGGTGAAGCGTTCGCTGGCCGGGGCCGGATCCAGGCCTGGCAGGCTACCGCTCTGGGTCGGACGGCTGGCGTCGGCCGAGATGAACACCGCGGTACGCGCGGCCAGTGCAGCGGCCTGGACCCAGAACGGTTGCGGTACGCCCGGCTCCAGGGCCTGGAGGGTCATGTGCTGGTCATTGCGTGCCTGACCGGCAGCCACCAGCGTGCCGATAGTACCGCGCTTGGCGCTGTAGACATGGCCGAACAACTGCTTGGCCCAGGACCAGCGACCGGTGCTGTCATCCATGACCGCTTGCCAGGTGTTCAGACTCGACACGTCGGACCATGGCATGGCGATGAACTCGAACGGCTCGTCGCCCAGGGCCGCGACGGCAGCGGTCTGGTCCGGCACACCAGCGCCGCCGGTCATGGCGGTGACGGCCGTGGTCAGGCCCGCCGGCGTATCTTCGCCGTTGCTCTTGCCGAGGCGATTGAATTGCAGGCTGATGTCGTTGCCGCTGTCGCCGGTCCATTTGGCGCTGAGGGTCACGACGCCATCGACGGCCGCGGCAGTCACCGGCAGGTCGGCTGCTGCGTTGACCTTCTGGGCCAGTGCCGTGGCAGCCTGGGCAGCGGTGGCGCCATTGACGATGGCAGCCTGGACACGCACACCGCCCACATACAGGTTGAGCACACCACTTTCGGTGGCGGTACCGGTGAGGGTCAGCACGCCCTTGGCGATGGCACCTTCGACGTTGTGCAGGGGCAGGCACCAGATTTCGCCGAGAGGATCGGTCTTGCGCCAGGTTTCGTACATCGAGGCGAGCATCGAGCCCTGCCCACCGATGCTTTTCGCCAGGGCAGCGCTGGAAACCAGCACCAGTTTGCCGACGTCTGCCGGCGGTACGTTGTCGTTGACCTGGGCCACGATCAGCCGGCGCATGGCCGACGACGCGCTATTGGCGGCCGAGTTGTCCATTTCGGCGTAGAACAGCGGAACACGAATGTCCGCGGGAATGTTGCTGAATCCGATCGCCATTATTTGGCTCCCTGTGGTTTTGCCGTTTTCACGGCTTTGGTAGTGATATCGCCATCGGCCAGACGTCGACGCCACCAGGCGTTGTCCGGCACTTCACGGCCCTCGAGGGGCAGCAAGTCGCCCGCTTCCGGGTCCGGTACAGCCCGGCCCGGGGCCGGCAGCACGGTGATGCGTTTGCTCATGGGGTTACGTCTCCAGAGAAAGTCAGTTCCAGGCGCCCGTCGGGGCCGGGATGTTTCAGGTTGGGGTCCGCCGGATCGATGGCATCGACCCGCACGGTGACCCCGGTAAAGGACGACAAGCCGTCCAGTTCACGCTCGTGCCAGCTTTCGGCAGGCTGGCTCGCCAGATTGCGGCCCAGCTGGAACTCGGCGAAAAAGCGCAGCCGGTACAACACACGGCTGCCATTGACCGAAACCGGCTCGCTGCCGTCGTACTCGATGCCGACGTAATCGCTGCCCGGCTTGAATCCCACCAGCGCGCGCCACAACTCGGCCCGTAGCTCATGCAACAGTTCCAGCGCTTTTGTCGGGTCGCTGGCGTCAAGCACCAGCACGACGTCGAAGCGATCACGCACGGTTTGCAGCGTGACGTTCTGCGCGGTATTCCGGCCGGCGCTGTCGGCGCTCGGCAGCACATAGGCGCAAGGGGATTGCAGCGGCGTGTCGGCCAGCAGCATGGCGAGGTCGAAGCCGGCCGCCACGCGACGGGCGAGCGTGGGGCATTGCTCACGCAACTGCGTGAGGATCGGGGTGATCTTCATGGAGGGGCTCCAGCATTATTGGGATGTGCAATGAATGCCTTGTGGGAGCGGGCTTGCTCGCGAATGCGGCCGGACATTGACGCTGATGTCGACTGGCACACCGCTTTCGCGAGCAAGCCCGCTCCCACAGGGCCGGTGTTGTCTCAGCGGGTTGGGGTCAGGCCCTGGCGTCCAGGCAAGTCGCCTCGATCAGGCAGCGGTAGCTTTTTTCCCGATTGCCGGTGGCGGTGACCTTGTCGATGGACCAGCGACCGCGCATGAAATCCGGCCAGGTGGGGTCCAGCAGCACGATGCCTTCGGCGGACAACCCCGGGTTGCCCGGGCACTCGATCGCTACCTTGAGGGCTTCGCGCATCATCCTGCGCACTTCGCCTTCGCAGGCGGCGCGGGCATCGGCGGCGCTCTGGAAGCGCTGGCGCAGGGTCTTGAACGGCGCGATGCCGCTCTCCTCGACCTGCAGCTTGCCTGCCGCCGCATCCCACCAATGGGTCTTGCAGCCTTGGTACTTGGCCCGGGCGCCTTCATCCAGCTTGGCCGAGATGAACGCGTGGTCTCCCGGACGATTATCGGTGGTGACCGAGAGTTTCATTTCCGGCAGTACCTTGCCCGATAACGACTTCGCCTGACCGCGCCTGGCGAGCACATACAGCTCGTTGATCGGCTTGGCGACGGCATCGTACCGGCGGGCCAGCCGCGTCAGGAAACCCATATCGGTTTCGTTGGACTGGTCGATGTGCTCGATTTGGATCAGCGACAGCTCCGGCGCCACGCGGGGCGAAAATCCATGTCTGGACGTCAACTCCCGAAACAGCGCGCCCAGGGTCGTGGGGCCATGGCTGACGGACCGGCGTTGCTTGAATCCGGTCTCATCCGCCGCACTGAACGGCGCCGCCATGGCCACCAGCGTCAGGCGCAGGGGAAACAGGGTCGGCGTACGCCGGGTAATGACGAACTGGCCTTTATCCACCAACCCCGATTCCAGGTAGCCGACCCGCAACCCGATTTTCCCGCCCAGGCTGGGCAGGCCTTCAAGTCCCTCCAGGTCAAGGGTGAGCGTCAGTTGGTCGGACTCGAAACCTGCCGCGTCGACATGACTCCAACCGAGCAATCGTTCGTTGAGCAGCGCGGCATTGGCGCCGTAGATTTCCACGGCAGGCGTGAAACCCAGTGACATATCGCCTCCTTAATCCCAGGCCGAAACCGGTATGGACGCGACGGGCTTGAGGTCCACTTCCGGCAACACCACCCACACACCCGCCGGTAACACCGGACCCCATTCGGCCAACTGCGGATTGAGGCGCCAGAGCGCCTCTTCGGTGGCGTCGTCACAACGCTCCAGCTCGCGGTAGAGCAACAGATTCACCGAATCACCGGCGATACTTCGAACCCTACGCATTGGCGAACTCCGTCAAGTCGACGACCCAACCGACCACCATCGCCGTGCCGTCATCGATGATGTCGGTCTGGGTTTCGGTCACCTTGTTGATCTGCCACAAGCCCCAGTTGCGTCCGATGCCATCCACCAACGGCAACGGCACACGTTGGGCCTGCAAGGCTCGCAACTCATCGAGGCGATCCATGGCCGTCGCGTACATGGATTTACCGGTGATCTTCAGCTCTTGCAGGCCTTGGCCGACCTGGCTGGACTTGGGCTTGCTGGTGAGAATATCGATGCTTTTCCAACCGCCGTCCGATGTGCGCAGCAGGCTGTGATAAGCGAAATTCCTGGACAGTCCGAAAATGAAACTGCCGAGGGCCATTTGTTGACGCATCACGTACCTCCGTCGGTCAGGGCCGCATCACTGCGCATGGCCAGGGTGTTGGGCTGGGCGGCCAGTCCGAACTGACCCGCGATCTGCTGAACGACCAGATTGGCCAATTGACTGGCACTGGCCTGGTCCTGGCCGTTGATGTAGATGTTGGCGGTCATGGTGTTTTGTTGGGTGGTGGTCTGGGTGTTGCTCAGGTCCTTGCTGACCTGATCCGGCGACTTGAGGCGATCAGCCCCGGTATAGATAGCCTCACCCAGGGATTCGCCGCCCTGGCTGCCGAAATAGGAACCCAGCGCACCGCCGACCAATGCACCAATGGCGGTGCCGATCACCGGAACGAAACTGCCGAGCATCGCGCCGGTGGCGGCACCGGCATAACCGCCCGCCAGCCCGCCAAGGCCGGCTCCGGCCGCCCCCGAAGCCGCCTTGTAGTCACCGGCCTCCAGGGCCTTGATGCCGTCGTAGCCGGCACTCGCCAGCGCCAGAGGCGCGCCCAGCCTGCCGGTGAAAGTTTTCGCTCGAGCAGCGGAGATTGCCAGTCGACTGCGCATATCCGGACGGGAAGTTTCGGTTTTTCCGGCGTCCGGCCCGCCGCCCTTGGCTTGACTTCCAGGCGGATCGCTGGCCGGTGGCTGGATCGCCGAGTCCGGTTTCAGCAGTGCTTCGCGGGTCGAGGCAACACCCGACGTCACTTTGTCCACAATGGCGCCGCGAAACGGCGACGCGAGCGCCGCGCCGAACAAGGCCAACGCCGCGGTGACTTTCGGCAGCGACTCGGCGACGGTGCTCAACCCCGTCGCCAGCGCGTCCACGCCAAGCATTGCCAGGTCGGTAATGGGCGCCACGGCGCTACCGATGGCGGTATCGAGACGGGTCACGCTGGCATCCAGCGCATTCCAACGCGCCTGCGAGGTGTTTCCCCGGACGTCTGCGGTTTGGGCCATCGCCCCCTTGTCACCGTCGCCCTTATCGGAGGCCACGGTGAGCGCGGTCTTCAAGTCCTGGGGCGACTTCATCAACTTGCCGATGCCCTCGTCGCCTTCAAACAGCGTCTTGAGCAATAAGGTCTGCTGCTCGGCAGGTTTGCTTTGCAGCGCCGCCAGCACATCCTTGATCGCACCCGATGCGTCCATGCGCAGCCTGCTGGCAAGTGCCGCCGGTTCGATGTCCAGTTGAGCCCAGGCCGTTCGCTGTTCCGGCGTGACCTTGTTGCCCTTGCCCAACGCGGCTCCCAGGATTTTCAGCGAGGTGCTCGCTTCGTCCTTGCCGACAGAGGCGCTCAACAGCGCGGCTGCGATGGCGGCGATCTGCTCGGGCGTCATGCCCGCTTCGATGCCCGCCTTGCCACCGCGCTGGGCAACCGAACCGATGTCCGCCGCCGAGGTCTGCAAACTGGCACTGGCGCCAAGGCGGTTGGCCGCGTTACCCAACTCGAGACTTTTCCCTCGATCCAGGTTCAATGAAGTGCGCAAGCCAGCCATAAGCGCGCCGGCGTCCTTCAGCTCGATCTTGTAGGCCGACGCCATCACCGCACTGTCGCGGGCGAAATCCGTCAGCACCTGCTGGCGGTCTTCCGGTTTGATATCCTTGACCAGCCCTGCGTTGACCGCCGCCAGCTGGATTTGCGCCAGTTGCACAGCGGTCGCCCCGCTGGATGCGGTTTGCTTTTCACCGGCGATCTTCTGGTTTTCGTTGGACATCACCTGCAGTTGTTCCGGCGACAACTGCAACTTCTGGTTCAGGTCAACCATGGCCGTCTGCATCGCCATGGCAGGCTTGAGGACGTCGGGGGGCGCCAGCTGATCGACCTCGGCCTTGAGTTTCGACTTCGGTTCCGCACCCGCCGCTGGCGCTGCTGCACTCGTCTTGAACAGCGACTGTTGCCCCAAGAGCGTGGTGTTCAGCGATGCCAGCGTCTCGCGCAGTTTCATTTGCTCCGACACCAGCAGCCGGATGTCGAGGCTGGCGGTGCTCAACGCCAGATTCAGCCCCGACGCTTCGGCCACACCGCCGAGTGTCGGCATCTCGACGCTCGCCGCATAGGACAGCGAATATTTACTGTCTGCCATCCGCTCTACTCCTGTTTCATGCCAAGGCGAGTGATCGCGATGTCGTAGCGGCGCAATGCCTTGCCGGCGTCCCACTCCAGGATTTCCGCCTCACTTACCGAGTAAATGAGCGGCACCACATCGAGGATCACTTCGATGTCGCGTTCCGAAAGAAGTCCGCCGGTTTGTTTAAAAAATCGTCGATGCGCACCTGAAGCTGAGTCCAGTCCGGCACGGTCAACAGGTCCAGGTCGGGAAGCATCAGGCCTGTGCAATGGGCGGTGATGAATTCGGCGCGTTCCTTGGCCGTCTTCAGCTTCTTCATCGCCTTGGTGGCCCGCAGCACCGGCATTTCCAGGCTCAGGGACGTCAGGCTGCGTCCCGCTACGTCGAGGGGTTGCAACAGCTGCACCTGGTCAGGATCGACCTCGGTGGTGGGCTCGAGAAAGTACGAGGCCGGGCGAGTCGACATGTCGTGCACGTACTGCGCGATGCTCACGTAGTCCGGGCGTTTGAGCTGGTCGAGCTCCTTGACCGAAAGGCCGGTGGCCAGTTTGGCCAGCTCGAAGAACTGATCGTCTTCATCTTCGCCGGCACGGGCCAGGGCTTCTTTCTGTGCGGCGTAAAACAGGGGTTTGAGTTGAAGTTGCTCGATCTGCGACCCATCGTCACCGGTGAGCGGCGACAGCAGGACGTGAACGGGAGGCGTCCAGGACATGGGATGGAATTCCTTGGAAGGTCATGGAGGGGGAGTCCCTTGTGGGAGCGGGCTTGCTCGCGAAGAGGGCGGCACAGTCAACCAACATGTCGCCTGACACACTGCCTTCGCGAACAAGCCCGCTCCCACAAGAGGTCTGCGTTCAGTCGGTTGGCATCCGTTTAAGGCAGCAACACCGCACGGCGAGCATCGCCGAGGATGTCGACGCCGTTGAGCACGAACTTCTGGGTGCGCACGTCGATGTCGATCACCGGGATGCCGTTTTCCAGCCGGTTGTAGGTGCGGCAGGACAGCTCCAGGTTGGTCTTGGGCTTCTCGTTCATCTTGAGCGCAGTCTCCTCCAGCGACTTCAGCTTGCCGCCGACGGTGTGATAGGTGAACCAGGTGTTGCCGTCCTGATCCTGGCCGGCTTCGCGCACGTTCAGAAGGATGTCGTCGCCCACGCTCACGCCCAGCGCCAGCATGATTTCCGGGCCGACACCTTGCAGCGTCAGCTTGGCCGTCAGCGCTTTGCCGCTCTTGGCCATCTCTTCGGCGATGAAGCGCCCGCCGGTCATCGCCTCCATTTCGAACTCGATCTTCGGCGGGGTGAACTCTTCCACGGTCGCCGACAACGGCAGGCCCTGCAGGGTGGCCGCGATGGCCTGTCTTACGCGGTTGGTAAACATTAGAGAACATCCTCCAGGAACTGCTCGATGATTTCATCGCGGGCGTTGAGTTGATAAATCATGTGTTCGTTCGGCGCGTAGCGGCCGTAGTCGATCACCACGTACCAGGTGCCGTTCTTGTACTTCTCGACGCTGTTCAGTTCCGGATGCAGGTAGACACTGCCACCGGGAATGGTTTCGTCGGCCACCAGGGTTTGCAGCCAGTCGTTGATGCGCTTGACCTCCTGGTCCATGAACGACTTGGTCAGGTTCTTCGCCATGGCCTTCTGGCCGGCTTTCACCAGCTTGCGGCTGATCGCATCTTCCAGTCCCACATAGCTGATGAACTTGCCGGTGACCGAGCGGTTGCCCAGCAGCGAGAAACCGCCGAGGACGGTCCGGGCGTAATAGCTGACGCCGTAGCGGTTGAGCAGATCGCCTTCGGTGGAGGTGTCGAGGATGTTGTATTCCACGGTGCGGGACACGTCTTCGGCAAAGGTCACCTGGTTGCCCGGGCTCTCCCATTGCTTGACCTTGGCGAGGGCGGCGATGGCCAGGCTCGACGGGGCCAGGAAAACGTTTTTCTTCGCAGCCTTGGAGTACACCGCCGGCATGTTGTGCACCACCAGGCAACGGTCGAAACCGAGGTCGGCACCGCCCAGTTCCTGGCTGTAGGTCACCTGATCGGGCACCGAGGCGTCTTTGCCATCGAGCACCACACGGGCCTTGATGCGCTTGCCGAACGAGGCGAATTCGCTGGCCACGGCCTTGGTGCCGGTAAAGCCTGGCGCACCGATGATGGTCAGGTCTTCAGCGACCCCACTCAACGCGGCCAAGCCCAACTTGCGCCCGGTCTGCGCCTCGATGCCGCCGATCACATTGTTCTGCGTGTCGGCCAGCGTGGCGCCCTCTTCGACGATCACCACGTACACCGGCACCTTGACCACTTTAAGGATCTGGTAGACCGCCTGGAACAGCGTGCCCGCCTCCGCACCGGTCGGGTCCAACTGAGCTTGGGTGGTGAAGCTGTTGATGCGGAACGGGGTGTTTTTCGGAATCAGCGGGTTGGCATTCGGCGCGGTGCCGACCAGGCCGATGACGTTGTCGCCCAGGCCACCCATGGCCTCGGGGGATTCGGTGGCATTGACGGTGATGCCGTTGTGCTCGAAGTTCAAAACCTCAGCCATGGTTATTCAGCCTTCTTGGCGGCGGCCTTTGTGGCCGGGTTGGGTGTAGAGGCCGACTCAACGGCCTCGGTTTTTTTCAGCGCCAGACGACCGGCGCTGCGCAGCGCACTGGCTTCCACATCGAGCAGGTCGAGCTCCTGGCCGGCGGTCGACCAGTGGCCGCCGCCGGTGGAGAATGGAAGGAGTACGGTGTAGGTTTGGCGTGGTGCCATTTCTATTTCTCCAGATATGAAAAAGCCCCTTGGGAAGGGGCTTTGGGTTGTTTGACGGATAAGAAAACGCCCCGTCGGTGCGGGGCGTTTATTGGTTTTGCTCGGAAAGCCAAGACGGTACAGCCGGTCGGGCCTTTGGCAAAGGAAAGTCAGGCGTTTGTGGCCAATCGCGAAGTGCCTGACGATAGGCGAGCAGCTCTGAAAATTGTTCGAGCGTCAGAGTAGAGGTGGCTCCAAGGTCCTGCTCGTCCCGATGACGCGCAACCAGCCACTCAGTGGCCCCCAGTTCGAAATTGCGCCATACCCGCTCAGCATCGGCCAGCGCCGAAGAGTCGTCTATCGAAGGAGGAAAAAACGCCCCCTCGATGAATGTCCAGCCCGGCCGCGTGTTGGCTGGGCAGACTAGCCAAAGCAGATCTGGGTGAAAGCGCTCGGCGGGGTCGAGATCGGTCGTTTCGACCACCGCCCCATTCTCAATTCTTGCCCACGACATAAAAGCCCCCTCAATAATTGATGAACACACAGCCGTCGGCACCGGCCTGAGATCGAGTCCCGATTCGGCCGCCTCCCCCCATACCGGGTTGAGTCAACGTGGTCGTGTCAACTGCGGCGAAAATACTCTCCCCGCCCCCTCCCGCACCGCCAATCGCGCCATTAGACGCCGCATTACGCACCGGTGGATTACCGGCCCCCAGCGCGCCGTTGAAATCACCGCCAGAGCCGTAGCCCGCGCCGGCACCGCCAATCACCAACCCTCCTGCACCGCCTGTTGCCGAACAATGAGTACCAAAGGAAGACGATCCGCCCGGATTGCCGACCGTGTTGGCCGCTGTCACGTATGCACCTCCTGCTCCCACGGTCACCGTGATTGTTGAGCCTGGCGTGACGGAGACGAGCCGGTGACTGACACCTCCTGCACCGCCGCCACCTGCACCGGTTTCCAATGCCCCGAAGGCGCCGCTTCCGCCACCACCGCGAACCTCTGCGAAAACCTTCCAGACATTCGCTGGTACCGTCCATTGATAGACGCCGGCAGCCTTGTAATAGACTTTTGCGCGATAGGGCAGATGGACACTTTGCGCGATTTCATTCCAAATCGGCTGTTCCCCGGCAGTAACCCTGTGACCGATGTACGCCCGTGTCGGACTGCTTGCATTGAAGTTGATGATCGCTAAGAAAGTCTTATAGCTGGACGTGATATAGCCACCGCCCACAAGCACCGTCATGGAGGTCCCGCCAATACCGCTGGTTTCTGGTGGACCACCGATGGATGCTTCTGGGTGCCCTAGCGTAAACGCTCGGTAGAGCCCAGGCTTTATATCAGCGGAGAAATCAGTGATCAGGGGAATTTTCGCTGCGTCCGAGCCAAGTCCGAACGTGTCCAGAACCGTCCGAACGCGTTCGACCGACGTCACATGCTCCCACGGTGTCCACAGTCCGGCACTGTTGCGCGTACGCATGGCACCTACTGGCATGGTGGTATTCACCAGCGAGTCCCACCATTGAGTCGCCATGTTAGAGCTGCCACGCTCCATATGAAAAATCGTCCCGTTCGGAATGACCGCCGCAGTCCCATCCATCATCGGCTTGGTACCCGTGGAGACAGCGGAAATCATGTAAACGCCTGTCTGCAAGATGTCATCGATGTTCCCCGTATAGTTAAACGCGGAAGAACCCAAGCCAAATTGAGCCATGATGGCGCGTACGGCGGCGGACGTAGCAACCTTGGTGCTGTTGTCAGTTCCCAGTACTGTTGGAGCCGTCGGCGTGCCCGCAAAGGCCGGCGAATTCAATGGCGCAAACCCCTGCGTCACATTCTGAAATGTCAGCGCCGTGGTACCCAGCACGATCACACCATCGGTAATCAGCTGCCAGACAGTATTGGCAAGCGTCGTCCCCTCCTCCACCGAAACAATCAACCCGGACGTCACCTCGGCACTTACGTCAGCATCCTTCGCTCGTACCCACGTGCCATTGGCGACGACATAAAGACCATTGTCTTTCGCCAACGTCTGGGCTTTAACAAGCACCCGATCTCCGGCGACGGCGGCCACTCCATCGATCATCTGCGCGCCACTCAAGACAACATTGATGGTCGTCGCCACCCGCACAGACTGTTTCCTGTCGAGCTTGGCCAGCTCGTCAGCGACATAGCTGGCGACCCAAGCCCGCGTCGCCTTGACCACCGTATCGTCGATCAACAACGTCACCAGCTCGGCATTGCTGGTCTCGAAAATCGAGCGGATGTAGAACTCTTTCCCCGAACCGGAAGTCGCCAACACCGGCTTGAACGACTCCGGATACTTAACAATCGCGTACAAAATCCCGGTATCAGTCCAGATCCCCGCTTCACGCACATACCAACCGCCCACTTCAGGCGGAATAGTCACTTCGGCCAACAACCAGCTCGGGTTCTTCTCATCCTGAAACAATGCATTGAGTGGCCCGCGCCATACTTCGCGCTTGAGGGCCGTGGCGGTTGCCGCCGGGTTGTAGACCGCGCCGCCGCCGTCGCCGACGGAAATCTGCGACAGTTTGATCGGTGTGCCCGCCGCCTTGCAGGCGGTTTCGTAGGCGATGCCTGCATCGGTGAGCAGGGTGTAATAGTCAGCCATTCAGGCCCCCTGTGGATAAATGGTGGAGGTTTCGACGGTGTAGAGTCCGGCGGCCATGAAGGCCTGGCCCGAGGCTTCGAGCCCTTCGATGACAACCGGATAAACCGTGGTCAGTTCGCCGCACAGCGTCGCGGCGCCGATGACGTGGCGGCCGAAGGCGCTCAAGCCGACCGAAACCGTCAGGGTGTCGCGTTCGCTTTTGGCATCAGCCAAGCGCCGGTCGAGACGGGCGTCGATGGCTTCGCTGTAGGGTTGCTCGGTAAACGCCCTGACGGAAAAACTGTAGGGCGGACCAGGTGGCGTCTGTTCGTACCAGGCGCGCACTTCAGGTATGAGCTGCAAACCCTTGGCGGCATTTTCCAAGGCCTTTCGCGTACCGGCCTGTCGTGCGGTGGGCCAGGCGAGTTCAACCGTGAGACGCTTTTCAGCCTCCGGTGCCTGGGAACTCCATTCATTGACCCCACGATCCGCCGCCAGATACGGCAGAAACGCCATAGGCGTCGCGGCTGGATTCATCAGGTCGGGGAACGGCGGCTCGATGCGTTCGAGCAACCGGGCGAAGCCGATATCCAGGGCCTTTTCCAGCGGTGAGCTGTTGGCCGGCAGCAGGCTCGGGCGAGGTGTGTCGTCTTTCATAGCGTGTCCACCTCGACCTCGACGCCCGTACAGTACGGCGCCTGGAAAGCCGTGGTCACGATAGGCTCGAGGGGTTCGAGAATCTCGAGACGGACCGCGCCGGCGCTATGCAGGGTGTAGTCGATCCAGCTCGGATCGACCCGGCCTTCCAGGCGATGACACGCCTCGGCATAGGCCCGTAGTTGCTGTTCTGCGGCGAGCCGGGTCAGGCCCGAATCCGGGCCGGGATTGATCTTCGCCGCGACACGGATTTTGTAGGGTTTGATCTGCGCGGATTGGACGATGACCAGGTCCGTTTCCGGTCGTACATCGGGCCGGGCGAAATGCTGGCGGACGCTGTCGAGCAGGGCCTCGGATGGTGTGCCGTCGCCCTCTCGGGACAGCACCGTCACAGTAACCTCCCCTGGCGCCGTGCGGCGTCCGTTGCCGTCCTTGACCTGCGCCGCATGACCGTTAGGGTCGAAGGTGTAGGTGACCGTCACCACACCCGCCGCCGTGTTTTCCACGTTCACCGCCGGGCGTTCACCCAGGGTGAAAATCTCCCGACGATATTGCATGCGCGAACCCGCCGCCGGGGCGTGGGGGGCCAGGTAGTAACGCAGTCGGGCGTCATCGTCGCTTTCGTAGACCGGGGCGATGGGCGGGAATGCCGACGGGGCGCCCGGATCCAGCAGTTGGCGCTCCAATCCCATGTCGGCGAGACGTGCATCGAGGTTGGTCCCGGTGGCCCACCACGCCAGCATCTGCTTGATGCGGGCGTTGTACTTGCGTTCGTGGGTTTGCAAGCGGACGCAAAAGGCCTCGAGGGCCAGGGTCAGCAGTTCGCTTTCGTTCTCCAGGCTGGTGGCAAGCTTGGCGGCGCTATCGGGCGAACGTGCGCCGACGTATTCGACGACGAACGTCTTGAACTCCGCGAGCAGGTCTTCGAAGGCCTCGACAGTGACGATGGCCGGTTCGGCCAACTGGTTCTGACCAGGGATCAACATGCTCATGTCACCACCTCGAAGGTCTGTTTGCGGTTTTTCCAGATGCCGGCGAAACGCAGCAGCAATCCGGCCCCGTGTCGGCTGGCCACAATGACTTGCGGCTCGAAGTCGTCGATGCCGTTGTGGGGGTTGTAGAAGGCTTGGGCTGCGTGGCTCTGGGCGAGGATCAGCAGGTCATCGCCGAGGTTCTGCCCCAGCAACTGCGTGAGTGCGCAGCCGTATAGAGGACGTTTCTGGCGAGTCCCCAAAGGCGTGGTCAACGCCCGGGTGGCGCGCTGCACGAACTGCAGCCAGTCGTCGACCGTGGCGCCGGTATTTCGATCGATTCCAATCATGAGGAAATCTCTTATGCGGTACTGATGACGCGTCCTTGGTGATCCACCACCGAGCCGCTCAGGTGCACACCGGAAGCGTCGAGCCGAATGCCGACGGCGCCGACTTGCAATTCGATAGCCTCGGGTGTCATCGCCAACCGCGACGGGCCAATGTTCAACTGCAGGGCTTCGCGTGAACCGCTGAACGCCACCGGGCCGTTTTGCCAGTGCAGGACATGGCTGGCATGGTCGTAGCCGTTTTCCGTACCGTCCTGATAGAGCCGACGCGTCAGCGAGGCTTGTGTCGAGACGGGTGGGAACTGGCCGCCGTTGAGGCCGAACAACGCCACCGATTGCCCGCCGCCATCGCCACCGCCATGGTTGAGCAACAGGCATTGCTCGCCCACGGAAGGGATTCGCGACTCGCTCTGGGCGCCGGCGCTCGGGTTGAAAAAGCGGATCGCCGGAGTCAGCAACCCACCATGGCTGACCTTGCAGGTGTTGCTGGTTGCATCGACTTCCTGGCAAACGCCGATGCGGCAGAAACTCTCCGCACGTCGATGCAGGTCTTCCAGCTCGGTTTCCATCTGTGCCAGACGCTCGATAATCGGCCCCAGATGCATCTGTAACAGCCCATCGAACATGGCTCAGCCCTCGAGTGCGGTGTATTGATTCGGGTCGTCGATGTTCGACACTTCCCAAGTACGGGCAAATTTCGGGATGCCCAACGGGTCTTCCTGCAGCGTCGGGCCGAGGTACAGGGTCTGGGTGAACGAGAGGGTCCAGGCGGTGTATGGCCGGGTCCCACCGCTGAAGACGGACGCAACCCCCTCGACATCCGCCGGCCGACTGCATTGCTCGGCCGACAGGTTCCAGCGGTTGTCGACGATCACCCGTTTCAACTCACTGGCCAGATCGCAAGCCGCCAGACCCGTGTCGGGCGACACGACTTGCAGGGACAGCGTCAGGACATGAGCGATACGTCCGTCATTGGCACGGTTGCCTGAGGCATCGCGCTCGATGGCGATCAAGACCCAAGTCTGATCGCCTGTGTCGTCAAAATCCTGGGGGCTCCCGACCTTCAGGGCGGGAAGTGTGGTACGCAGCGTTTCGGCCATGGCGGAGAACAGCTGCGAGGGTTTTTCAATGAGAGCAGGCATGGGATGGCCTCCTTCTGTGAATCGGCGGCACCGGGCTCACTGTGGGTCGGAACGGGAATCCGGTGGTGGTACTTCGCACACGCCGATCCGCTTGGCGACCCAGCGCTCGTACAACCCGATGGCCACGTCGGCACCGGCCATGGCGGTCAGGCAACCCAGGGCGCAAGCACTCCAGATCGACATGCCGAGGGCATACAGCAGCATGATTGCCGAGACACCGCAGATCACGCAGGCACCGGAGCGCAAGGCCAGTCGGCGTAACAGCGACCAGCCACGGGCCCCTTCCTTGTCGGCACGCCACATCTCGCCGGACACCCCGCCCACCAGGGCGAGCAGGATGACCAGCCAGATCGGCATGTCCAGCAACGCTTGTTGCTCGTTTGTCATTCATGTCTCCTGGGGGGATTGGTGGGATTCAAAACGCTCAGGGTGCACATGGCCTCCCAAGCCATTAGGCTGAATGAAAAAGATGCGGCTCCTCTCAACGCGTAATCAGCATGTCCAGGCTGGTGGCATCGCAGGCGTTGGTGGATTTCCTGTCGATTACCAGGTAGAGCGAAGAGGTCGGCGTAACGGCCACGCTGTTCAACATGAACGTGGCGCTGCCACCGTTTGCAAGACTGCCGGACTGGAGCACGGTGTCGCCCAGGTTGAGCGACCAGCCGACGCCGTCCCCGCATGCGTTGTGCAGGTCGTTGATTCGTCCGAGTACATTGATGTTGCCGGAAACAGGACTGGCCCAACGAATGATGCTCTGGCTGTTCGCCCCTGGATGCGTGGCCACGTCTCCCTGCTTGAACACAAAACTGGTTCCGGAGCCGGTGAAGGTGAAGTTCTGCTTGACGCTGGCGACGTACGCGCCAGTGGCGTCGTCTCGCCAACAGGTTGACGGCTTGGCGCTGCATTCCATGTTGAACGTTGGCAAGAGCGTGTAATTGGCCGAGGCGTTGACCGTCGTTTTGTTTTGCATGAAAGACCACGGCGAACCGGCCGGCGACTGTTCGGTCATCAAGTACATGTCCCTGGCAAGATTCCACGACAGCGCGGTATCGGCACGGGAGTTCGGGGAGATGAAGGACGACAGAAGCCCAATCGCCAATAGAAGTTTTTTGGAGAGTTGCATTTTTTACCTCGGTAGATGTCATTGAGCGTTGGTTGCACGGCTTACCCCGCACGCTGTTCGCTCGACGGCGTTTACTCGAGGCTCTACGGCCTTCACATGATTCAACGTCCCGCATCGGGAGCATTTGATCTGGAGTTCGGTGTGCTCGCCCATACGGGCCAGAAGTCGTTTGCACTGACCGCATCTGAAATCCTTCAGCATTGAAAGCCCTCCATTGGCGGTGGTGATGTGTTTGAACGCACCTCACGGTGCAGGCATTCCAAAAAGCCCGGTTGCCCAGGCTTTTCAGTAATGCGCTTGATCTTTCGGCGCGACTGGCGCGGTACGGATCCATTCAAATTGTTCCTCCGGCCGCGGTCCCTGCCCGCCGGATAACTGCTTCTGGTGCTTTACGCTGCACACCTGGGCCAGTTGCCAACCCTCTGAACCGTTGAGGCCGGTTCATCGCTGCCTGTGGGTAAAACTAAAGAGCGGTTGTTGCCAGCCACTTTGTCGAGCGGCTTGGACACAGAATATGCATGTATGCATATCCAGTCAATGCGTAAATGCATTTATTTATGCACGGCAAATGCACGAACGCATCGAGGCTCAATGAATACGGGGGATCAGGGATTTTTCAGTGCGAAAAAAAACCCGCACGGTGGCGGGTTTTTATCGGATGGCAGTGAGGTTAACGGGCGTACATGCCCCACCAGAAGACGTGACCAAGAATGACGATCTGCTCATCCTGCATTTCCTGGAAGCTGTAGTCCTCGTCTGGATGCTCGTCGCGGTTGAAGCTGCGCAGACGGATGCCGGTAGGCAGGCGGTAAAGCTGCTTCACCCGCAGCTGGCCGTTGTGATTGATAGCATAGAGATCGCCATCGACAATATCGCCGATCCCGCACTTGCCCGCGTTCACCCCGACTGTCGCGCCGTCGCGCAACACCGGCAACATGCTGTTGCCACGAACGGTCACGCATTTGGCCTGGTCGAACTGCACGCCGTTATGCCGCAGGCTGCGCTTGCCGAAGCGCAGGCTTGAGCGCTCGCTTTCCTCGATGACGAATCTTCCTGATCCAGCAGCCAATTCAACCTCACGCAGAAAAGGGACCGACACCTCGTCTTCTTCGACAGGGGTATCGTCGTCCCACAGGCTAATGTCCTTGAGTTCGGAATGCGACGCCTCGCGGCGGCTGTTGCCAGGGGGCGACACATCCGCGCGCCCGCGCAACTGGTCGGTGCTCACGGCAAAGTATTCGGCGATCTTCGAGATGTGTTTATCCGAAGGATCGACAATCTTGCCGCTGAGGATCCGCGAAAGTGTGGATTGAGGCACGCCGGTACGACGGTGAAGCTCCGTGGGGGAGATCCCGTGCTGATCGAGCAGTGCTCTTAATACGGTAGAAACGTTGCGTTTTTGCATAACGCGCATGATGCTTGTTCTTTTTGCAGAAGACAAATGCTGATTTGCATAAATCTGCATATCCGGGCGAAAACCTGTGGGAGCAAGGCTTGCCCGCGATGACTTAGGCACATTCAACATCGTTGCAAGCTGACCCTCCGCTATCGCGAGCAGGCTCGCTCCCACAAAGGGATCGAGGCTGTACGCAGCATCGGCGGACGACTCGCCCCCACAGGTCTTTCGCGATCTATTTGTCCAATATCAGCCATATGTCGGTTTTTTCTGGCAATCAGGCAGCACAACTCAAACACCAATCGAAAGCACTCCATCTGGGTCGCCCCCGACCGGCCATGTTAACCTTGCGCCCATTGCGGAAAAGCCGGGCGATCCTGATGCAGTCAGTTAAGCCATAACCCCGTGGGAGCCGAGCTTGCTCGCGATGGCGGCAGATCAGTCAACATCATTGTCGACTGACATGCCCAATCGCGAGCAAGCTCAGCTCCCACAGGTTTGCGTCGCCCACTCTTGCCCCACACCCTTCGATGAGTTTGCCTGACACCGATGAATACAGCCGTGAACGACCTGTCCTCCCACACGCCGATGATGCAGCAGTACTGGCGCCTGAAGAATCAGCACCCCGATCAGTTGATGTTCTACCGCATGGGCGACTTCTACGAGATCTTTTATGAGGATGCGAAGAAGGCCGCCAAGTTGCTGGACATCACCCTGACGGCACGTGGGCAATCGGCGGGCATGGCGATTCCAATGTGTGGGATTCCTTACCACGCAGCGGAAGGTTATCTGGCGAAACTGGTCAAGCTCGGCGAGTCGGTGGTGATTTGCGAGCAGGTGGGCGATCCGGCCACCAGCAAAGGGCCGGTGGAACGCCAGGTGGTGCGCATCATCACCCCCGGCACGGTCAGCGATGAGGCGTTGCTGGATGAACGCCGCGACAACCTGATCGCGGCGGTGCTGGGGGATGAGCGCCTGTTCGGCATGGCGGTGCTGGATATCACCAGTGGCAACTTCTCGGTACTGGAAATCAAGGGTTGGGAGAACCTGCTGGCGGAGCTGGAGCGGGTCAATCCGGTGGAGCTGTTGATTCCCGATGACTGGCCCAAGGACCTGCCGGCGGAAAAACGCCGTGGCGTTCGTCGCCGGGCGCCGTGGGATTTTGAGCGCGATTCGGCGCTGAAAAGTCTCTGCCAGCAGTTTTCCACCCAGGACCTCAAGGGGTTCGGCTGCGAGAATCTGACTCTGGCCATCGGTGCGGCCGGCTGCCTGTTGGCCTACGCCAAGGAAACCCAGCGCACCGCCCTACCCCATTTGCGCAGCCTGCGCCATGAACGCCTGGATGACACGGTGGTGCTGGACGGCGCCAGCCGGCGCAACCTGGAATTGGACACCAACCTGGCCGGCGGTCGCGACAATACCCTGCAATCGGTGGTGGATCGCTGCCAGACCGCGATGGGCAGCCGCTTGCTGACCCGCTGGCTGAACCGTCCGTTGCGGGACCTGACAGTACTGCTGGCGCGCCAGTCCTCGATTACCTGCCTGCTGGATCGTTATCGCTTCGAGCAGTTGCAGCCGCAGCTCAAGGAAATCGGCGACATCGAGCGCATCCTGGCGCGGATCGGCCTGCGCAACGCCCGTCCCCGGGACCTGGCGCGCCTGCGCGATGCCCTTGGCGCCCTGCCCGAACTGCAAGTGGCGATGACCGACCTCGAAGCTCCGCATCTTCAGCACTTGGCGCGCATCACCAGCACTTACCCAGAACTGGCCGCGCTGTTGGAAAAAGCCATCATCGACAACCCACCCGCGGTGATCCGTGACGGTGGCGTGCTGAAAACCGGTTACGACGCCGAACTCGACGAGCTGCTGGCGCTGAGCGAGAACGCCGGCCAGTTCCTCATCGACCTCGAAGCCCGGGAAAAGGCCCGTACCGGCCTGAGCAATCTCAAGGTCGGCTACAACCGAATCCACGGCTATTTCATCGAATTGCCGAGCAAGCAGGCCGAACAGGCTCCGGCCGATTACATCCGTCGCCAGACCCTCAAGGGCGCCGAGCGCTTCATTACTCCGGAACTCAAGGCCTTCGAGGACAAGGCGCTGTCGGCCAAGAGTCGCGCCCTGGCCCGCGAAAAAATGCTCTATGACGCGCTGCTGGAAGATCTGATCAACCAATTGCCGCCCCTGCAGGACACCGCCGCCGCCCTGGCGGAGCTGGACGTTCTGAGCAACCTGGCCGAGCGCGCATTGAACCTTGACCTGAATTGCCCGCGCTTCGTCAGCGAACCGTGCATGCGCATCAGCCAAGGTCGTCACCCAGTGGTCGAGCAGGTACTGACCACGCCGTTCGTGGCCAACGACCTGAGCCTGGACGACAATACCCGCATGCTGGTAATCACCGGTCCGAACATGGGCGGTAAATCCACCTACATGCGCCAGACAGCCCTGATCGTGCTGCTGGCTCACATCGGCAGTTTCGTACCGGCGGCCAGCTGCGAGTTATCCCTGGTGGACCGCATCTTCACCCGGATCGGCTCCAGCGATGACCTGGCCGGCGGGCGCTCGACCTTCATGGTGGAAATGAGCGAGACCGCCAACATCCTGCACAACGCCACCGAGCGCAGCCTGGTGCTGATGGACGAAGTCGGACGGGGCACCAGCACCTTCGATGGCCTGTCCCTGGCCTGGGCGGCGGCCGAGCGATTGGCACAACTGCGCGCCTACACATTGTTCGCGACCCATTATTTCGAGCTGACGGTGCTGCCGGAAAGCCAGCCGCTGGTGGCCAACGTCCACCTCAACGCCACTGAACACAACGAGCGCATCGTATTCCTGCACCATGTACTGCCCGGCCCGGCCAGCCAGAGCTACGGCCTGGCGGTTGCGCAGTTGGCCGGTGTACCAGGCGAAGTGATTGCCCGGGCCCGCGAACATTTGAGCCGCCTGGAAACCTCCAGCCTGCCCCACGAGGCGCCGCGTCCGACAAAAGGCAAACCGGCGGCCCCTCAGCAAAGCGACCTCTTCGCCAGCCTGCCGCATCCGGTGCTCGACGAACTGGCCAAGCTTGACCTGGACGATCTGACCCCACGCCGGGCACTGGAATTACTCTATACATTGAAGACACGGATCTAA